TTATCTTTCCAAAGTTGAACTTTCTCGAAGTAAGAAAAGTCCAACTCTTTACACCATATCAAGCAATCACCTGCAACGAGTCGCAACCTCGAACGGAGCCACTCATAAAAAGTGTCTCCGTGAAGAAAAGCTTCGTGCAGCATCGTCTGTATGGTTGCTATTGCCAAATCCTCCGGCTCTCCTTGCCCATGACTCATGTGAGCCATTTTCCAAATTGAATTCTGATCCAAGGCTCCAAGCCTCAATCCTAAAGCAGGATGAAAAACACTCTTCCTCTTCAAAAAATCTACGAGTGTGGCAATGATATTTTCGTCTGACGATCCATCTTTTCGTGCATTTGTGAAACCCATTCCAATCGAGTCAAAATATCTCTTCCGAGAAGAAAATTGGGTAATGTCACGAACTTCTGGTTTAGAACCACCATGTCCATCATCTCCGTACGTGGCAGCATGCTCATTATCAATGTATCTCCCGAGCGTGTAAAACTCATCACCACGTTCAAGAATTCCATTGAAATGAAAAGAAATCCGTTGGTGAAGGGAGTTATCAGTGCTATTTCCATACACAGTCATACTGTTACCTGAGCACCATAAGAACAAAAACATAATAGTTCCATTCCAATTCACCATGGGATTCCTCAATTCCTCACCGATCATGTGCATCCTGTGCAGCGACTGCCTAGAATAATTCATTGTTTCACCGATAGACTCATAAATGTTCAGTGTAGTACACATCACATCCATTGAGCGACAAAGGTCATATCCACTGAAATCCCAATCGTTAAGCTTACCATCCGTGGCCAACTCATTGATGTGAGATACAAGTTTCTCCCATTCTGGACCAGCACAATTCACACCCACCAGACATTCAGTCTCCAAGGGGTTGCGTGAAATGAACTCCGCAATCGGCAGATAGTACATTCGACAAGCCAAACCAAACAGACATTCAAGGATGTAAAAAATGCGAACTTTCTCCGAGTCTTCTTCAACTACCTCGTCTTTCAAACACGTTCGTACGTAAATTCCAATCCTCTCTCCTCTGTCGAAAGTGGCCATCATGTCATCGAAGTATTTTTGTGCTACCTCTGATAACTTGTACCTTTTTCTTCCATCTTCATAGGGATCAATCTCAACAAACAATCCACTGTCAATTTTATTGCCATTTGGGATTCCTGCCGATGTTTTCATGTCAAATCGTTTCATGTACCAAGAATCTGCTACTCCGTTAATCGCTTCATCAAGGGACAACTCTCTGCACAATTCTGGATGCTTTCGAAAATGATCCAAAAGGGGCTGCAAAATTTGATTCCAATAATCATCTCTTGCCCATCTCAAAGAATCTGGAGGCACTTCTTGAGCACCTTTAGCAATTCGCTTCAAGTTCTTGTTATGGTGCTTCCAAGGTTCTTTCAAATAAGGAGATTTCCATCGACAAGGCTGACCACAATGTTCTTCAATTTTGTCGCTAATCATTGATTTGCGAACTCTAGAACGATATCGTGGTAATTCAGTCGTGTGACCAATGACCTCGATGCCAGAATACAAATTCATTTCCCCTTCCTCGAACATTTGAGTTTTGGGGTGTGGACCTTTGTTTGGTACGAGGTTCTGACCAAGGCGGGTAGTGCAAAGAACTTTCATCTCAGGAACCGTTCTGAAATGCGGTTGTGTTTTCAATTTATCAACCGCAGCAGAATAATCCTCAAATGTAATTTCTTGTGCATAACCCCTCCTGGAAGTCAAACTGTAATTATCGCCTGCGATGTGAAACCCAGCAAATACAGGATCACGTCTGTCTGTCATCAATACTGCTCCACAAAAACCAATTCTTGTAACCTTAGATACGTATTCAAGACCTCTACCACAGCTGTAGTCGGCACAATCAATATTTGCCTTGTATTTACAGCTCAAAGTCTCTGAACACATTTTGAAGTTTTTCCGAAGAGCAACATTTTTGTCGTCATTATCTGGTTTCTGTTTCTTGAGATACAATAATTTACATTTAATTGAATCAGTACCAGTTTTACGAGGTAACATGCTCTTAAGAGAGACACCTATCGCGGGAGCTTTTGGAACAAAAATAACCACAGCATCTTTTCCTGCTATGCGTTCCAAATTTTTCGAATACGCTCTCACGTTGGTTTTAACTCCATTAGTTTCAAGTCTCAGGTCAACAAAATCCTCCATATCATCTTTGTAAGGATCTGTTTTGAAGAAGTGTCGAGGCACTGTGAGAATACCTGGTTCAAGGTATATACCATGAATACACCTATCGACACCATTGACAGTAGCTTCCACGTAAGTCAGCACTTTGCTAACATTATTAGAAGCCTCGTCAGAAGATGAATTGCGAGATTCAGCAGGTTCTGCAACTTCACGAGAAAAATTGAACCAGTCATTCCAACTAGTTCTCTTCTCCTCCTTGATTCCCATCTCAGGCATACGGATTTGGTTCCATATCACTAATCCAGTAACAATGGCACCAACTATTCCGATAGCTGTGGGAACAAGTGCATTATACTCTGAGCAATGCCGCTTTGCCTTATCGTAAATCAACGACTGCAAATTGGAATCGCTCATAGTTCTGCTCTTCAAATCTTCGTAACGTTGTTGAAAGCCAATAGCTCTCCTCCACCACATGAAGAAAAACATGAAAACTGTAATGGTTGTGCTAATTATTGCGGGCATCAACCACCACTGGTAAATGTGAGTCTCCAATACGGGTACATGTCGAGTGTAGACGAACCACCAAGGAACACACAGATATCCAAGAATCTTTTCAAAGAAATAAATGTTCACATAGTACTGGTTCCAATCAAGGTAACGTTCTGTGTAAATACCCATCTCGGCATACATCTCTCGTCGCTGAAGAACGAAACGCGAAAATTGAGGGAAAAAATAATACCATCCCCATTCACGATATTCACGTTCTCTCATAACGACTAGATCATACTCTCTAGGATTCAAACCAAAATGTTCCATAGTGGCTCCAAAAGCAGTCAAAACAAGGAAAGCAATAAGTCCAAGACAAAAAGCACGACGCAAAAGATAAGAAAGAGGTAGGAAAATTTGCCTCTCAGCGGCTACCATCCTCAAAAAATTGTCTTTACGTCGTCCAAACCAAGTCTTGGAACCGTCTGCCCGTTGTGTCCAGGAATTAGGTATCAAAGAAAAAGCTGTGCAGCCAATGTGTTCTGGCCAATAGCTCAACTCTTCTACAATTTCCTCGTGAAAACAGCGCATCACATTGTTATCGATGTCCCAAATCCATTTCATCTTGATAAAGGGATTTACCCAAGGTAATACGGTCTGCCATGCGATAGATCCAATCGTACTAGCTGCTGTCGAAACGAGACCCATTTCAGGATCTCCACTACTCTCTTCAGAAGAAGGATCTTCACGACCACAAAAAGCACATATTCCTCCTGAATGAAACTTGCAAGGAGTCCTAAGATCTCCAATACGTGTTCTCTCAGGGCAAGCATAATATGTTCCAATGCTTGCCAATTCAGATTGTATCATCTTGACATTGTTAACAGAAGCCGTGCAAGTGTCCTTGTCCGAACACTCACAAAATCCTGCCAATCGTTTACAGCTCAAACAACCTCCTTCTTTCTTGGAGTTATGTTCAAAGTCTATACGATCCTGTTCTTCGAAATGCTTAATAAACATAGTACGTATCAAATCAAAAAACTCTCTCGTGTTAAGACCAATGCTATTTTTTCCATCATTCGTTTGGAAATAAACGATCTTCTTTTCTTTGCCAAGGTAGACGATTTCGTAAACGTCAAACCAATGATAATCATCCGTACCGTCAGTTTTACTGGAATCCATTCTACCAAATTCATCAGAATAGTCGTCTTTCACCCTCATGTGGACAATTTTGTATCGTCTCTCCCATGCTCCTGGTGTTTTAGCGACATGAATGAATGGTTGTGCTGTGTTTCCAGTTGAAACCACACCAATGTGGGTCATAGTGTTCTTGGATTTCTCCTCCAAACTCGATCTGTTCGGATGGTAAGGAACAGGGTCAACCAGAGCTAATGCAGTGTTATATGCATTCTCCACTGACTTGGCCAAATGCTCCTTGATAGGAACTGTTTCGTTGATGACAATAGTCTGCGTTGCATTGTTCAATTCATCTTGGTAAGGTGCCATCAAATTGATCTGGGCACAATCTTGCTCTCGGTATTCAACTCCGCGAGCTAAACACATTTGTTCACAAATTTTCGGAACTATGTGAGACTTACCAACTTTTGGCATTCCATCAATATGAAGCCCAACTGCGACTTTGACGCGATCAATTTTTTGTACAAAATCGCGTACATCGTTATACAAATTGAGAACTTCCTTGAAAAGACTGGATGCCTGCAATGTCATGAATTTTTCTTTTTGAACTTTCGAGAAACGTTCCAATACCTTGAGCACTGTTTCAACTTCTGTGTACATCAATTGTCTCTCCTCTGAAGTGGATTTTCCAGATCTTTTGAAATCCATAAACTTCCTATGCCACTCATAATACTTCGAGTGACACTTGGCCAATGTCCCCGAATTAATAGTCAAAGGTTCAAGACTACGTGATTCGAGACAAGCCATTCCAACAGTGGATGTCCAATTGTACAATTTTATGCCATGATCAATCAGGTCCATTCCGTCAATTTCTTCGGAATTCGCATGCTCCATGACTTTTTCATACACGGGATGACTAAACTTGATATTTTTGATCTTGCACGTGGAAAAAGCAAAAACAGTTCCAAGAATGTAGGACAAATGTTTTGTAAATATTCCTTGCTTCAAAGTCTCCCATACTTTCAGAGACTCAGTAGAGAACATTTCGGGCACAGCTGGTGCCGATTGCTCCACTGAAAAAGCTTCTTTTACTGTCTTTCCTTTCAACAAATCTGGAACTTGAGCTTCAGAAACATACTTCATAAGAGTGTCATTCAATGCCAATACAATACCGCCATCTGTTATGGCGGATAAAAACTGCACGCATCGAGTAACAATTGCTTTCAAAGATGTGTCATACTGCAAACCAACTAAGAGCAAGACCAATTGCTCCAAACATCGGGATGCTTTCTTTACAACAGGAGTCGTGAATGACGCCTTCATCTGTTGTGTTACTTGTTCCAGTTGTGAACCCATAGAACTTTTCAAATGTTCTGTAGAACAGGGTTCGGTGATCACTGAGTGTTCGTTGTGTAATCGCTGCAACTCAGGATCTAGTTCAATTTCGACCACAGGTGGTTCCGATTTATAGTCGTTGGGTTCTTCGACTATTCCATTTTCCGGAATCGTGGTCAGTTGGCAAAATGAAGCGCTTGCAGCTTTACGCTTCTGGTTCAACACATGTTGAACCTGTTGGGGCCGTATGCCCCCTACTCCCACTGTGTTCGTGATCAATCGTCCATCACGACCTATGTGGGTCACAAAGTAGCTCACTATTTTTTCTTTTTTATCTACGAGGGGAATAACGTGACAGTGTCGGCATTTCTTAACGCCATGAACACATTTCTTGTACACGTCAAAACTTATGTCGTTCATTTGTGAGCGAGCGTAACTCTGTGGGTTGAAGGTATCTTTAAATCCCCCTTCAGGGATGGGTGTACCAGCCTTTGGCTTACTGGATCCTCCCAAACATCTATGTCCGTATCTGCCTGCCATAGTAGTAAATTTCATGATGTTTTAGGAAAAATTATTTTGTGACGTAGTCTCAATCTGTAGAGACCACGCACGAAGCTTGCTCACAGTATATCAATATAAGATCAGTTTAGGCACGTCTTACGGAATGGATAAAATCCAATCCACAGCTTCTCAGGCAGCTGCCGCCAATCGCGTAAATACTTCAAATTCAATCAAAACTGTTTGCGATGGATTCGTTGGGTTGTAAGGCTTACACAAGATCATCGAGGGCCAACTCTCACTTGCTTCTTTTGTACTAGCCGCCGGACAGACGACTTAAGATTACCAGCTTGCGCATTACCG